GGACAGTGGGATAATACGCAACAACAAACTCAGCGGCCCATGCAGGGCAAGGGCAAAGGAGCTTAATTATGGGAATCGGCGGCGGCAAATCATCTGGTAGTTCTACTCCAGTAGTTACGGAAGAACAAAAAAATCTTCTTAGAGCGCAAACAGGCTTTTTGACAGATACAGCATTTCCTGCCTACCAAAAAACACTTGGTATGGCTAATGATGTATATGGAAAAGCAGCTTCTAATGTCAATCAAGCCGCTCAAAACGCTTCAAACGTAGCAGGGCAAACTGGCGCTGTTCAACAAGCTGCTGGTACTGGTGGGCTGCTTGGCGGCATGGCTGGACTTGCTTCTTTGTTTGATCCTCAATACGAAAATAATCAAATTAATGCCGCATTGCAGGCGGGTCGTGAATCAGCTAGAGAATCTCAAGCTGGTCAAAATGCCATGTACGGTGGTGCTGGTGGTCTTGGTAGTTCTCGTATGGCACTTGCTGATCAAAACTTGGCAAGTTTAAATGCACAACGTCAAGCTACTGCGGCTGCTGGCGCTCAAGCTCAAGTACAAGCCAACAAAGCTGCTGCTGCGAACCAATTGGCATCTATTGGTCAAAACGCTCTTACAGGCGCAAATCAAGCGTCTGCCGCGCAGATTGGATATGCTGGCGCACCTCAAGATGCTTTGGCTAAGTATGCTTCCATTATTTATGGTACGCCTCAAGCTTCTACCACTCCTAACTTCCAAGGTACGCAAGGGCAAAACACTTCTGGCAAAGGTATGGGATTTCAATTTGGCGGCGGCAAATAAGGAATTATGATGGACATTTCTCAAAACCCATATGCAATGCAATTTGGTCAAGGCATGGGCTTTGACAACTGGCAGAAGTATGCTGGCTATACAAACAAAGAAACTGGCAAATTTCAATTTGGAAGAGAGAAGGCGCCAACCTCTATGTATGCAGCCGTGCCACCTACGCCTACAGCTCCAGAGATGGCTCCAACAGATTACACAATGGGTAGCGGTATTGCCCCAACATCAACATTTGGAATGAACCCAAAGCAATCATTTGGTGCAGCTACATCAACTTTTGGACAGCCAATGTCTTTAGAAGATGCTGTTCGATTACATTTAGGAGATTAATATGGCTGAACAGCTTTTTACAGGAAGTGGCATTACAGCTCCTAAAAGTTTAGGTTATGAACCAAACCCTGAGTTAGAAAAAATTAACCAAGAAATTGCTTCCAAGCACTTGCAAGAAAATGCATCCAAAGCCGAAGCTTTAATGAATGCTAGGTTACCAACGGCTACTCCAGAAGATAACATTAAAGCTGGTCAAGCTCTTAAAGATGTTGCAGGTTCCAATGAAGTTCGTTGGGCTGATTTACTTGGCGCTCAAAATTTTGGTGACATTTACAAAGCTATTACTGGTGGTGCTGATGTTCGTACGGAAGCATTTGACGAAAAAGGCAACAAATACTTTAAAGTATTTAATCAGCGTATTGGTCCATCTACTCCTAATGGAGAATTTCGTCGTTATGAAACTGTTGATGGTAAACAATTAACTCCAGAACAAGAAGCCAAGATTGGTAGCATTACTTCTCTGACGGAAGTTCCGTTAACTCAACGTAATTTCTTTATGGCAAACCAAGTGGCGGCTAAAGATGTTGCTGCTGCACAGGCTGCCGATTGGAATAAGCTTACTCGTGCTGGTGCTGCTGCAATTGCATCTGCTCCTGCTATTCGAGATTTTGCTATTGAAAATAAAAATATTACTAAACAACTTTTATCTTCATCTATTAATCCTGCTACTCGTATTTTATTAGCTGGTGCTAATGAGATTCGTACTGGCAACACGCAAGAGATTCAAAACAGTGCCAACCGTATGAATCGTTTCTTGTCGGGAGAAGGTACTAATAAAGATTTTGAAGATTTTAAAAAGACTTCAGGCGGAATTAGTGCGGGGTTTAATTACCAAGAAGGTAAAGGTTTGACCAAACGAGATGGTAGCAAAGCTAATACTGAAGACATTAAAGAAGCTGTAAACAATGCTATGTCAGCAGCATCTTCGTCTAGTGCTGTAGTTGCACGTAAAGAAGACATGTTGGCTAAAGCTCAACTTTTGGCGGCTGAAGGCAAAATTCAAAACATTGATTTGATTCAAAGATACATCAATAACCAAGCCAAGCTTGCAGCATTGATTGAGCCAATTGAAGCTGCTGGTGGCATCAAGATTGCCAAACCTAACCTGCAATATTCGCAGGGTGACAGCTTTTCTCTTGCACATACAAAAGCAGAGTTAGATGAAATGTATGCTGACCTAGCTGAAAACTTTGGTCAAAAGGTGCAAAAGGCACAGCAAGAGTTTGGCAAAAGCACTCCTCCAATTGGAACTGTCGAACGTGAGTTGTCTAGTGATGCAACAATCAAACAACGTAAAGACATTACTGCTTCTAATATTCAAAGATTTTTACAAGAGAATACACCTGTGCTTGAAAAAGTTAACACTAAACCTGTTAATCCACAGTTGTTAAACCAACCAGAACGATCTAAGATTAGCGCTGCTTCTGCGCCTCCTGAGATGCCAGCAGCTCGTGGACCCGCAAACAGCCGCCCTCCAGTAACAACACCAGCAGCGCCTCAAGGACGTAGGCCTTTAAGTAACATTTTTGGAGGATAAAATGGCTGATATAAATCAAAGCATATTAGAAGCCTTACAAGAAGGCCATGCTCCTGAAGATATTTTTAATCATCTTAAAAATTCAGAAAATCCAGAACATCGAAATTGGTATGAACAATATTCTGCAAATATGGCAGACCGTTCACGTGACACTAATGTAACTTCACCATCTAATGAACCTAATGTAAACACATTAGATTACATTAGTAATTTAAGTCCTGCTCAAAAAGCTTTGGGTGTTGCTGGTATTTTAGGTGGTAGTGCTGCACTTGGCGCTGCAACATACTATGGCAAAAAACAAATTGACATTAATGCTGCTGTGAAAGAACAAGCATTAAAAAATCAACTTCCTTTGTCTGAAAAAGATTTGGAATTTCAACGTCAAAATAATATTTCTGAACGCAGATTACAAATTGAAGAACGTAGACTTAGTGGTGAATTAGCATCACCTGAATTGTCTCCTGTTGAACGTATTCGTTTAGAGCGTGAACAATTAAAACTTCAAGCTGATCGTCAAAAATTTGAATATGACAATCAAGTTCGCCAAGCCAATATTTTAAAAATGGCAAAAGAACAAACTGGCCCTAATGCTGCTACAGCAATACAAGCGGAAGCTCGTGTACAGCCTGTTTCAACTTATAACGAACCTAATCTTCCTGTAACGCCTCCTGCTGGTACTGAGGCTGTACCTGTTCAACCCAAACCGATTGATCCTGTTCAACAAGCAAAAATTGATTCAATGGCTGCTGACCAGCGGCGTAAAGACGAAGCACATGCTGCTGATCAACGTCGCAAGGATGAGGCTCATGCAAACCGCATAGCCAAGGATGCTCAACGTGCTGAAGCTTCTACGCAAAAAAAGCAAGGCGAGGTTAAATCAAGCATTCTTCCAAAAGACCAAGCCATTCTTGCCGACAATGCAGAAGCAAAAGCTCGTGCTGAAGTCGTAGCATCAGGCCAACCTAAACCTAAAACAGCATCTCCTATTGGAGGCACTGCAACTCCTGTTGAAGATGTATTAATTCCACCACCTGGCACACCACCTGCAAAAGTTGAACCCCCTGAAGGCCGCATTGCTTCTTATCCAAATCCAAAGAAAAACAAACGGGGTAGTGATGTTATTGGTCAAGGTGGTTGGCATTTTTATCAAGGGCAAATGGGTCCAGAAGCAGAAGCTGAATGGAAAAAAGTTTATGGCGAAACAAATCAACCTTATGAAACAGTTTTAAAAGACATTCAAAGCGGAAAACTCAAAGGTGCAATAGTTAATGCTGAAGGTAGAGGCGGTTCTTTCCCACGTGAAGCCCATGTGCCTAACTACATTAAAGGAAGCGCCTCTCTCAAAGGAATGGGTTCATTAGCTGCGGCTGCGGCTGCGCTTGGTTTGGCTGGATCAGAACAAGGCCAACAAGCTATGGAAAAAGCTGCCAAAGCAATTAAAGATATTGGTGTGTCTCCTGACATATTTACCAACAAAGCTGAAGAGTTGGGTAGCATGGGTCGTGCTTATGTAAATGCTGGTAACCCTAACTACAAACAAGAATTACTTCAAAAATTAGAGTCAACAAAAGACCCTGAATTTAAGAAAATTCTGCAAGATGAACTTAAAAAACTTAACAGCCCTTCTGGTGCTGTTCCTCCTCCAAGGTAAATCATGTACCAAGAAGAAACTGCAACCGCAGTAGCTACCAAAGCCGCCCTTCCTGTAGGCATTTCACTTGCTACCATATTTGGTATGCAGGTTAGTGATTTGCTGATGTGGTTGACTTTGATATATACCTTCTTGTTGATTGTTCACAAGCTGTATTTGATGTACAACGACTTCCATAAAAAGTAATGTGGACCCATTCAGTCTTTTACTTGCTGCACAGGCTGCGGTTAGTTTTGTCAAGCAAGGATGCGAATATCTGCAAGCGGGCAGAGCCATCATTGATGATTTCAAAGACGAAGCTGAAGGTGTTGTTGGCGAGGTCAAGGAAACGATTGAAACAGTTAAGGGTTTATGGGATTGGTTCACGGGCTTATTGGGCATTTCAAAAAAACAAGTACAGACTGAAACTGCGCCATTAATAATCCAGAAGCCAGTTAAAGCATCATTAAAGAAACAAGAAGAACCAGAAGTCCTTCAACTGAAAACAATTGCTGGTATTGGTGACAAGCTGGGGGAATTTTTTGAGATACAGAAAAAGCTGAAAGACTATTATCGAAGCCTTGAAGATGAGTCATTAACTGACTACAACCCTGACCAGAACAACGCAATCAAAGCAAAAGATCGGGTATTTGTGGAGCTTCAATTGGAGCAAATGACAGTAGATATTCGGGAAGCAATGGTGTATGCCCCTAAAGAACTGAAAGACTTTTATTCTAGGTTTTTAGCAATGTATGGAAAAATAGAAGAAGAACAAGAATTTGCAAGAATGCAACAGATTACAAAAGCCAGGTATAAGAAATTGCAACGTGAGCGCTTCCATAAACAACTTGTTGATTTTTGGGTAGCAATGGTGGGGTCACTGTTTGTATTAATAATGCTGGGAGCTATTTTGTGGGACTTGAAAATTCAGGCAATAGCCCGCTCCCAATTTTGGCTGCCGTCTTAGCAGGAGTTGCGCTATGTGTTTCTATTGGGCTAACAGTAGTTTCCTATGTAGAAACAATGTGGATGAAGGCAGAGATCAAACAAGAAGCTCGTGAATTACGGAAACTTAAACAGGAAATTAAGGAAAATCAATGAATGACTTACTTGCTGGACTTCTTAAAAATTTTGCCCCTGCTCTTGCCACCGCCGTTGCTGGTCCTCTTGGCGGTGCTGCTGTTAGTGCTATTGCTAGCAAGTTGGGTGTTGGAGAAACAGTAGAAGAAGTTGCCAAGGCACTGACTGGTGATCCTGCTGCCGTTCAAAAACTTAAAGAGCTTGAATTAGAGTTCTACAAAACAGAACAAAACAACCTTACAGACCGCCTAAAAGCTGACATGGCATCTGACTCTTGGTTGTCCAAGAACATTCGTCCTATGGTGCTTGTATTCCTTCTTGTGGCATATAGCGGATTTGCTATTGCTTCTATTTTTGAATATGAGACTCGTGGTGCGTATGTAGAGCTGTTGGGCCAATGGGGAATGCTCGTGATGAGCTTTTACTTTGGTGGTCGAACAATGGAAAAAATTGCTGACAAGGTTAAAAAATGACTGAATTCCAACGCGAAATTATTTTTATTGCTCGATTGATGGCAACCACTTTGTGCTTTGTCATTTTAGCTATGACACTTAGTCTGCTTGGTGGTTTGTTTATGCCCAACAGCGTAATCGACAACAAGGACATTTTCCCAATTATTGCTCCTGCCTTTTCCACAATCATTGGTGGCTTTATTGGCTGGTTAGCTGCAATCAAACTAAACAACGCAACAGAGAAACAAGATGACACAACTAACGCCTAATTTCACTTTAGAAGAACTCACACACACTGACCACCGTGAATTTGACAACACGCCTAATGAGGCAGAACATGCTAACTTAGTTCGCTTGGCTGACTTCTTGGAGCAGGTCAAAGCTGTTCTTGGCGGCAAACCTATCATGGTAAATTCTGCTTTTAGATGCAAGCAGGTCAATGATGCAGTGGGTTCTAAAGACTCAAGCCAACACCGTATTGGTTGCGCTGCTGACTTGCGTGTGCCAGGCATGACTCCTGATGAAGTTGTTAAGGCCGTCATTGCATCAAAGATTGGCTACGATCAAGTCATTCGTGAGTTTGACCGTTGGACACATATCTCCGTGCCGAACACTGCTGATACTGCTCCACGCCGCCAAGCACTTATTATTGATAAGCAGGGTACACGCGCTTATTCATAAATAATTCATACTACAAATGTCCAATGCGGTTATGAAAATCAAGCGTGTTGACATTCGTAGTCCGCAAATACAAACGGAATTGTCGGTACTTCAAAAGAAGTGCCTACCTTATGACACGCCATACAACACAAAAACTGGGTACTGGTGGATAGTCTATGACTCGTTTAATGTTCCGTGCGCTTTTGCAGGTCTTGTTTGTTCCTCTCGTTTTACTAATGTGGGTTACTTGTGCCGTGCAGGTGTGCTACCTAGTCACCGTGGACAAGGCATACAGAAACGTCTTATACGGGCGCGTATTCGGCAAGCCAGGGCGCTAGGGTGGGATTGGTTAATCACCGACACGTATCAAAATCCAGCATCAGCAAATAGTCTGATAGCTACAGGTTTCAAAATATATGAACCATCACAACCTTGGGGTGCAGGTGAGACCCTGTATTGGAGACTGAAGCTATGAATTTTGATGCTAACTTGGCAAGCTATGCAACGGTTCGGGACCTTGAATATCTTGAAGCCTTAGAAAAGTATGGAAGCATTAGACAAGCCGCCATTCAATTAAATGTTGATCGCAGGTCTATTCGCAAGTCTCTTGATCGACTCAAAAGACGCGCCGCAATAGGTGGATATAGCCCCGAACACGACATGGTCCATCCAGTGCCTGATGGATTCAAGGTACGTGGAGTGTCTACTTATTACAACAATGATGGCAAAGCTGTTGGTCAATGGGTCAAGTCTGGCATCGATGAAAGTCGCCAAGAAGAAATAATTCAAGAACTAGTCGAGGCAATGGCTGAAGAAGTTCCACGCGCAGAAATAACGCCCCCTCCGATTGGTACATCAGATAATCTATGCACAGTCTACACCCTGACAGACAGCCATGTTGGTATGCTTGCTTGGCATAAAGAAGGTGGGGAAGATTGGGACCTTGGTATTGCTGAACGTACTCTTGTGGGTTGTTTTGAGCAAATGGTTAAAAGCTCTCCAGACGCATCAACGTGCGTAATATCACAGTTAGGTGATTTCCTGCATTACGACTCAGCCTTGGCTGCTGTAACACCTCAGAGCGGTCATTCCTTGGATTCTGATGGTCGTATGCCTAAGATGGTCAAGACTGCCATACGTATCTTGCGTACTGTTGTAGCCCGCGCTCTTGTCAAACATAAAAAAGTTGTTTTATTGTTGGCTGAAGGCAACCACGACATCTCCAGCTCAGTGTGGCTTCGTGCCATGTTCCAAGCCTTGTATGAAAACGAGCCGCGCATCCAAGTGATTGACAGCGAACTGCCCTACTATGTTTACCAGCATGGTGAAACAATGTTGGCATGGCATCATGGTCATTTGTCAAAAAACAACGCTTTGCCAATTCTTTTTGCATCACAATTCCCCAAGATATGGGGCAACACTACAAAGCGGTATGCTCATTGTGGTCACCGCCACCATGTTGAAGAAAAAGAACATAGTGGCATGACTGTTATCCAGCATTCAACTTTGGCAGCTCGTGATGCGTATGCGGCTCGTGGTGGCTGGATGTCTGAACGTCATGTAACTAGCATTACTTACTCAGATAAGTTTGGTCAAGTAGCACGAAATACTGTCACACCTGAAATGCTTGCAACATAATTTGACATGAATTTGTGGCAAGATTTCATCACGGCAATGGTGCTGTTTAACAGGAGTTAGTATGTATAAAGTAGAGATTGATATTTCGGCTTGGGGTGGTGACGAGAAGGTTGTTGTTGAGACTAACGACTTTGATAAAGTGCAAATCATCCAAGAATTTATTGAGTTGCAAATCGAACATGGTTGGGCTGCTGACTACGCCGTGGTTCAACTTGATGATGACGAAGAAGAAGATGACGAAGAAGAAGAAATTGGCTTTGTAGAAGAAGAAGACGAGCCAGTGACCGTATCAACATACGTCATTACCAAGATTGAAGAGTAAAAAAAAGGGGCCTAATAAGCCCCTTAATTCATAGTCCCATCCATTCTCGTTCTGACCTGCCAGCATCTGACTTAACCAGGTTGCCTGTTTCTTTTACAAGATTTATTTTCTCCATCTCTGGCAGTCTACGGGCTATCTGGTTTCCAGTTAACTTTGTGATACGGGCTATCCCATCTTTACCAAGGGGGCCATGTTCATGCAGACAGTTATGGATTAACTCCATGTGCTGTGGTGCTGTTTGTTTGATCGATTCCGCTGCTTGGTGACTCGTCTGCGGGTCCAGTGTCCTCGCTCGGAAAAAATTCCCAATAAAGTTTTTCATGTTCAATTTCTTTCGTTACTTTACTTTTTGGGGGGTAAGACGGATTAGCCCTGCCCCTCATTACTAATTGGACTGAATACCATTCGTCATGGCATCGGCCTACATTTTTCATTTTATTTCTGTAGTCAAGTGAACAATCTTCGCAAATAGTGCAAGGTTCTCTTGCATTCCTGGCGAGGTGCAGCCACTCTGAATACTCTTTGCTGTTTGGAAAACAAAAAGGGGTCATTAAATTATCCAGTGGGGGGCTAACAAACAATTCTGGTTGCATATCAGCCCCTGTTGTTTAAAAAGGAATATCGCTATCCATATCCTCAAAACTGCCCTTTTTAGGTTCTGCTTTGCGGGTTGGCTGGCTCACCTGGCGAGCCTGTTGTTCTTTAGGTTTCACAGACAACGAAAAGAACTTCTTTCCTTCTTTACTTTCCTTAATCCATCCACTTAACCAGCAATCAACACCATTGAAGTTAATGGAGCCGCTGTAGTCAGGATGGTTGTCTTGGGTTTTTTTGTCCTTGTTGTTGAACAGAACACCACGGTTTGTATTGTCAAAATCTGCCATTTAATTTCCTGCTTTCTTAATTGCACTACGAGTCGATGCGGTCAGTTGACCCCACAACCACACTTTTTGATCAGCCTCTAACCCAGCTTGGTCCACCATGTTTTTGGCTTCTTTTGCTTTGCCATTGCTGACCAATTCTTCGCAAGATGCTGCC